GATTGTCCGTTCGAATAACGTCTACGCCACTGCTGCTTGACATCCTACTCGACGTGTGCTACAGTGACAGCATGACAACGAACCAGACAATCAGAATCGGCAGCAAGGTGAAGCTCCCTGACGGTCCCACTGTCACGGTGACTGCCATCAACGAGGGCATCGAGTACGGCGATCCCGTCCTCTATGTGACCGGCATCAACAGCCTCGGCCAGACAGTCACCCGCTGGATCAGGCGATGAGTACCTGGCGCACCGACGACGGTCGCGGGATCCCCTTCGTCGATTTCTCCAGCAACGAGGAGGGTAACCCTCCTCGGCCAAAGGGTGGTCAGGCCAAGGAGGGCCAGGACTTCCGATGGATCGCACCAACCAGAAAGGGAACACGCTGATGGACATAATCTGCCCGCGCTGCGGCGAGCCGCTCGAGCTCGACGCCCTGCACGACAATCCCGAAGACCTGCCGTTCAAACAAGCGCTCGCTGTCTTCCGTGACCCCACCAGGGGCTGCGGCCAGCTGTTCAACGGCCGCCCCTGCGAAGACCGCCACAGCCTCGAAGCTGCCCGCATGGCCGGCGCCCTGTTCGATCTGTACGGCGATGACGTCGACGGTGTCGCGTCTGACCTCGAGGATCTGGGGTACACGGCGTGAGCAACCAGCGATCTCGTTCCTGGGCTCGTCGCGACGCCATCCGCATCGGCGGCATCCGCAAGGCGCACGAAAAAGGTCAGCATGATCGCCGCGCTGACGTTCGCTGCCCGCTGTGCTGGCGTGATTCTACGAAAACCAGGCTACAATCACAACCATGAGCAGCGCCGAATATCAGCGTCAGTGGCGGGCCCGGCACGGGGCCCGCACCGGCGAGCACGGTCCACCGCCCAGCCAGCCGTGCGGCACCGTCGCCGCTTACCAGCGACACCTCCGTAACGACGAGACACCCTGCGCGGCCTGCAAGGCGGCGCAGAACGAACGCATGCTGCGATACCGAAACCAGAAAAGGGGCAAAGCCAATGGAAGAGCAGCACAGGCTGAACATTGACACCATTCGTCGCCTGATGATCGAGGCCGGCATCCCGCGCGACGACCTGGCCCGCCTGCCGATCAACGCCCCGGTGTGGGACACCGAAGGGCTCACGACCGACTTCGAGGTGCTCGGCTTCGCCGCTCCCTTCGCCATCGTGCGCCGGCGGGCCGACAGGGTCAAGGGCACGCTCGAGTTCGTCCATCAGCCCCGGGTGTACTTCAACTTCGTCGCCGATGACTAACGTGACATGTGCTTGGTGCGGTAAGCCCCTCAATCCTCACGCCTGCCGGGCATCGGAGCGCCGCTACTGCTGCCAGCCCTGCCAGCAGGCCATGTGGGACTACCGCCGCCGGGGCGTCGGCACCCCCGGCCGCAAGCCCGTCCACCGCGACACTCAAGCCTGGCGGCGGACGTGAAGTTCTATCTGGGCACCCATCACGACGGCTGGCTGGCAGAGCTCACCGTCCCGCTCTTCGTGTCTCATCGTCGTCTTTTTGAACGGCGACGCCTGCCTCGAGCCAGGACATCATGGGCACTCGATTCCGGTGGCTTCACTGAAGTCACTCTTCATGGTGGCTGGCAAACCCGGGAAGTTGATTACCTCGAAGCAGTCGAACGATACGCAACCGAGATCGGTCGGCTGGACTGGGCCGCTCCCATGGACTGGATGTGCGAGCCCTTGGCGCTGGAAAAAACCGGCCTGTCGGTCGACCAGCACATCGGCCGGACCATCGAGAACTACTGCCACCTGCACGATGCCCGACCTGATCTGCCCATTATTCCAGTAGTTCAAGGCTGGCAGTTGGGTGATTACCTCCGCTGCGTTGCCGGTTACAGTGCCGCTGGCATCAACCTGCTCGATTATGAGGTAGTCGGATTAGGGACGATCTGCCGCCGGCAGGGAACAGCAGAAGCAAATCAGATCGTGCGTGAATTGTCTGACATCGGCCTTCATCTACACGCTTTTGGGGCCAAGATCACCGGCCTGCGCTCCTATGGCTGCCAACTGGCATCATCGGATTCACTGGCCTGGTCGTACAATGCTCGGCGCCATCCGCCCCTTCGCGGCTGCGAAGGCAAACACAAGAACTGTGCCAACTGCTGGAAGTGGGCCATTCGGTGGCGACGAAAACTGTTGAACGACCTCGCCCACAGGGACAGCCGATAAATCAACACGACCACCTCCGTGAGATACGAGAACACCACGACGCGTGAAGGTCGACTGGTAGCATCCCGACGCGATGTCCGTTTCGGCGCCAGTGGGCACGATGCGCTCGCGAGCGATGGTACGCGACACCACCGGCACCTGGGCCCTCCCGCCCCCCGGCTCCTACGGCGTCCTGCCCGGCCCGTTCGTCTACGACTCCACCTCGGCCCGCCGGATCCCGTCGGTGTCGCGCTGCATCCAGCTGTACGGCGGGATGGTCAAGCAGATGCCCATGGACGCCTACCGGGGCTTCCAGCGCATCGCCCCCACGCCCAGGATCTGCCAGCGGCCCGATCCGACCAGGGCCGCCTCCTGGTTCGTGGAGAACTCGATCGTGGACTACCTGCTCGACGGCAACGCCATCGCCCTGGTCACCTCGAGGGGCGCCGACGGCTGGCCGGCGTCGGTGGAATGGCTGCCCACGAACTGGGTCTTCATCCAGTGGAACGTCGGCATCTTCGGAGCGGAGAACGACGTCAGCTACTACTACCTGGGCCAGGAACTGCCCTACGAGGACGTCATCCACGTCCGCCGGGGGGCTGACCGCCAGTACCCGGTCAGAGGCGTGGGCGTGGTGGAGGAGGCGATGGGCAGCCTCGATCGCATCGCCATGGAGGAGGTCTACGAGTCGTCGACCCTGGCCGGCTCGGCCGTCCCCTCGGTTGCCATCATCACCCCTCAGCCGGTGCTGACCCAGGACGTGGCCGATCAGGCCAAGAGCCAGTGGAACGACAAGTTCGCCGGCCCGGTCCGCGAGCCGGCCATCCTGCCGCAGGGAACCCAGGTCGTCCCCCTGGCCTGGAGCCCGACCGACACCCAGCTGGTCGAAGCCCGCAAGCTCTCCCTGACCGATACTGCCAATATGTTCAACCTCGATGGCTACTGGCTGGGAGCTCCCGTGGCCGGCATGACCTACCGGACCTCCGGTCCCCAGTACCAGCAGATCCTCCGCACCAGCCTCGAGCCCGTCCTGGCCGACTTCGAGGACGTATGGAGCTGGGAGTGGCTCCCGCGGGGGACCACTATCCGTTTCCGCCGCTCCCAGCTTCTGCGTGAAGACCTGACCAACTCGGCCCAGGCCGCGACCAGTCTGTACACCGCCGGTGTTGCCAGCCTGCCAGAGGCCCGTGTGCTGGTCGGTCTGCCCCCCAACATACCGGGGGCGATAGGAACCAGCGCCGATCTGGTCGGGCCCCCTGAAGGGCTCTCCGGGGGCCCTGAGACCATCAGCCCCGATGACACCAACCCCTCCGCCCCCACGGGCGAAACAGGAGGACAGCCGTGAGCACGCCCATTCCCGACGAGGTCCGCATCGTCCGGGCCAACGTCGAACTGCGCGACACCGACGCCGTCGGCGCCGGCCCGCCCTATCGCTACATCGAGGGACGGGCCGTCCCCTTCGGGGTCTGGGCCGACGTTGGGCCCTACCTCGAGCAGCATGTCGTGGGCAGCTTCGAGCGGTCGACCAAGGGCGGCAGCGGACGCTCCCTGCCACTGCTGCCCTGGCACGACAACAAGACCTGGCCGCTCGGCACCATCGAAAGCTGGCGGAACGACGAGGACGGCCTGTGGGGCACCTGGCGGCTGAACGACACCGAGGAAGCCCAGCAGGCGGCCAAGATGGCCCGCTCCGGTGGCCTCGGCGGCCTGTCCATCGGCTTCCAGCCCATCCGTTCCGAGCCCCAGATCCTCGAGTGGGAGGACTGGAACCCCGAACTCGGCTGGGACCACATGGACCGCATCACCCGGCTCGAGAGCCGGCTGCTCGAGGTCAGCCTGACGCCCACCCCGGCGTTCGAGGACTCCCGGGTGACCTGCGTGCGGGAGGCACCGACGCGCGCCGGCACCCGCAGCGAGACCGACATGGTGGCCACGGACGTGGTCTGCGTCCGTACCGCCTACCGCCGCGAACCGAAGCGCGACAGCCTGGCCGAGGTGACCGACTACCGGGCCCGCTTCGACCTCGCCCGCGCCCGTCAGCGCCAACTGGACGCCACGCTTCGTTGAAGCCCCGGCCCGTGATCGTGACCGTCGAGGCCAAGCCGGTCACCGTGCCCATGTACTGGGTCCACTGCACTCGCTGCGGCTGGGTCCGCCGGTCACCCGGCCAGCGCGAGGCCGAACAGTGGGCTCAGCACCATCGCAAAAGCGCCCACGCCGAGGCGTACCAGCCATAATGGCTGGGCCCGCCGGAGACGGCGAGCCAACCAGAAAGACTCCGCCGGCCCGGCGGGCCAACCAGAAAGGTAAACCATGACAACCAGACGCATCGCCCTTCTGGGGGCGATCCTCGCCGCGCTCCTGGCCGGTTGTGGCACGGCCCAACGTCCGACCATCGAACTGGGAGGAGGAACTGAGGCCGTGACCATCACCAATCAGGGGGAGGAGGAACTGAGGCCGTGACCATCACCAATCAGGGGGAGAGTGTGAGCAGCACCCCGGCGCGAGCCCGGTTCGTCTACGAGGCTGCTCGCCTTCAGGCCATTGCTGTTGCCGCTCCTGTCGTC